CGACTGGAATGACTGGGGCCTGCGCTGATGCTTCGCGCCTGGGTTGAACGATGACCGACCTCGCGGATCTCATCGGCTACCTGACGCCGGAAGAGCGCGCCGAATTGGACGCGCTTATTGGCGTTCCCCCGCCGCCTGAGTTCCCGCCCTGGGCGTCGAAGCTCGATGAGGCCTATCGCTACAAGGTCCTGCACGGCGGTCGGGGGTCTGCGAAGTCATGGACGGTCGCGCGCAAGCTCCTGCAGTGGGCCGCTGAAAGGCCGCTGCGCGTGCTGTGCGCTCGCGAGGTGCAAGAGTCCATCAAAGACTCGGTTCATGCGCTGCTGACCGATCAGGCCCGCGCGATGGGCCTGCGATTCGAGATCTTCGAGCGCGAGATCAGGCACGCCAACGGCTCGCGCTTCGTGTTCTCCGGCCTCGCGCAACACACAGTCGAGTCGATCAAGTCGTTCGAGGGCATCGACATCTGCTGGGTCGAAGAGGCGCAGGCCGTCAGCAAGCGGTCGTGGGACGTGCTCACGCCGACGATCCGCAAGGCCAACTCGCAAATCATTGTCACGTTCAATCCGTTTTTGGATACGGACGAGACTTACCAGCGATTCGTTGTCACCCCGCCGAGCAATTCGCTCGTGCTGGAAATTAATTACAAGGACAATCCGTGGTTCCCGGCTGTGCTGGAGCAGGAGCGTCGGGATTGCCTGGAGCGCGACCCGGACAATTACGACAACATTTGGGACGGCAAGCCGATGCGCGTCTCAAAGGCCGCGATCTACGCGGCCGAAGTCGATGCGCTCATCGCCGAAGGCCGCGCCCGCACCGTGCCGCACGATCCGCTGCTCGTGGTCGATACGGTATGGGATTTGGGCTGGAACGACAGCATGAGCATCGGACTCTTCCAGCGCGCCGGCTCTGAATTGCGCTGCATCAACTATCTCGAATCGTCACGCAAAACGCTCGATTGGTACGTGCGCGAACTGGAAAAGAACCCGTACCGTTGGGGCACTGACTTCATCCCGCACGATGGCGCGACCAAAGACTTCAAGACCGGCAAATCCACTGAGCAACTCCTCAAGGGCATGGGCCGCAATGTTGAAGTCCTTGCCGCCATGAGCGTCGAGGAAGGCATTCGCGCTGCACGAGCGCTGTTTCCGCGCGTCTACATCGACACGAGCAATTACACTGGCAAGCCGTTGAGCGGTCAGTCCGAATACCGAGGGCCCGCGCGCCTGCTGGAGTGCCTGAAGCGCTACAAGCGCAAGGTGGACCAGAAAACGGGCGAAGCCACGACGCCGCTTCACGACGAATTCAGCCACGGCGCCGACATGTGGCGCTATACCGGGCAATGCGTCGAGCGCATGGGCCGACGGCACGGCCCCTCATTGGACTTTTCACAGTCGGCCGCAGCCGGCGCGAGAATATGACCGACATCATCAAAGAAGCGCAAGAGCGCTATCGCGAAGCTCTCGACGCAACGGCCGACCAGCGCAAGCAAATCCGCGAAGACCTAGAGTTCTCGGATCCGTCGAATCCGCGCCAATGGGACGAGGACGTAAAGCGCGCTCGCGAATGCGATCCTGGCGGCGCGCGGCCTTGCCTCGTCCTGGACCAGCTGGGCCAGTACACCTCAAACGTCGCGGGGCAGGTCGAACAACGCCCGCCCGCCCTCCACGCGATCCCCTCGACAGACGGCGACCGGAAGGTGGCCGAACATCTCGACGGGCTTTTCCGCCACGTCGAGCATGTGAGCCGCGCATCGCAGCACTACGCTCGAGCGCTCACGTCGGCCGCTCGAACTGGCGTCGGCTATCTCATCGTGCGGCCGGAATACACCGATCGCGCATTGGGCTATCAGGAGCCGCGCATCTCCTCGGAGGGCGACCCGCTGCGTGTTGTGCTCGACCCCTGGAGTGTCGAGCTCGACGGATCCGACGCGGATTGGGGCCAGCTGCTCACGCCGTTGAGCCACCGCGAGTTCGAGCGGCGCTTCGGGAAGAAAGCGGAGAAGATCGGCTTCGGCGACGATGAGGGCACCTCCTCGGGCGACGACCGCAAAGAGGTGTTGACGGCTGAAGAGTGGCGCATCGAAGACAAGCGCCGCACGATGGTCTTTTGCCGCGACCTCACCGATCCGGAGGGCGGCCTGTTCGCGCTGCCGGAGGACGAGTTCTTCGCCCAGCAGCAATTGGGCCGCGTCATTGCGACACCGGACGATGCCGGACGCGCGAGCTACAACGACACCTATCGCTGCGTGAAGTGGCTGCGGATGTCTGGTGCTGAGATCCTGACCGAGGAGCGCGAATACCCGGCCGATGGAATCGCCATCGTGCCTGTTTACGGCTACGTGGGCTATGCGGACGGCCGGATGACGTATTGCGGCATTCCGAGGCGTGCACGTGGCGCGCAGCAGTCCTACAACTATCACATGTCGGAGCAGCGGGCTTACATGACGCTCGCGCCTCGTGCGCCCTGGCTTGTGCCTGCCAGCGCGATGTCTGACGGCAAGATGCAGGCGCTATGGGACCGTGCCAATGTTGACCAGCGTGCTTGGCTGCCTTATCAGGATTGGGATGCTGCTAATGGCCGGCCCATTGCCGCCCCGAGTCGCGCCCAGGTCAGCGTCAATCTGCAAAATCACCTGGAAGGCGCACAGCAGGCATTGCGCGACATCCAAGCGGCAATTGGCATGTATCAGGCCAATCTCGGCGCGCCCAGCAACGAGACATCGGGCGTCGCGATTGAGAACCGCAAACAGCAGGGTGAGGCGTCGACCTCGCATTTCCCCTCGCACCTCGCCGCATCGCTCACGCAAGTCGGCAAGTTGACGCTGACGATGCTGCAGCGCCTGGTCGACACGAAGCGGCAATTGCGCATCCTCGGGATCGACATGACACCGGGCAAGGTCACTGTCGATCCGGCGCAGCAGCAGCCGATGGTCGAGGACGAGGAAACGGGCGCGATCAGCATCAATCCGAAGCTCGGCACCTATGACGTGCGCGTCGTAGTCGGGGCGAGTTTTTCGACGCAGCGGCAGCAGGCGCAGGAGGCTTACACAGAGATGATGCGGGCCAACCCCGCGATGATGCCCGCCATCGCACCACTGTGGGCGCAGACGCTCGACGTGCCGCATGCCGACAAACTGGCCCAAGTGCTCACCGCTGTCGCGCCGGATCCGGTGAAAGCGATCCTGCAGCCGCAACAGCAGGACACGACGGCGACGCTCAAAGCGCAGATCGACCAGCTGAAGCAGGCGCTGCAGGAGGCCATCACGCACGCCCAGGAGGCGCAAGCAGAGGCCGAAGAAGCTCGCGCGCAGGCCGAAGACAAAGAGCTCGAAGCCCTGGTCAAGAGCCAGGAGCTGCGCATCAAGGCCTACGAGGCGAGCACCAAGCGGCTCACTGCTGTGCCTCCGGTTACGCCGGAACAGGTCGTGGCGCTGGCGCAGCAGACAGTAGCAGCGGCGATGGCACAGCCGCAACCCATGCCGGCAGGTGTGGGCGAAACGGGGCGGTCAGGAGACTTGCTGCAGCAACCGGGAGTCGAGCCCCCGGAGCCCCGCCAGCCAATGCCCGAGTTCCCGCCCCTGATGCCCGAGCCCGATCCGATGGCGCAAATGCACGAGCAGGCGGAAATGCCGCCCGCGCAGGCGCAGGACATGACCGAGTAACCACAACCCCTCGACGCCACCCGAGGAAATTCACATGAACGACAACGCTGAAATTGTCCAGAACGAGACTCCTCCGACCGAGGAGCACGCAGAAAACCCCCAACTCGCAGAAAACAGCGAGCAGAACGGGGAGAAAAAGGAAGATCCGCCCGCGAAGAAGGACACGCCCGAGGAGATCGAGCGGCGCAAACTTCGCCATGCGTATGAACGACAACTGCGCAAGAACGGCGAGCTGAAGGCCCGCCTCGAAGCGCTTTCGCAGCAGCGGGAAAACTTTACCCGTGATCAAAGTCGTGCTACAAATCCTTCTGAATCGCACAGCGATAACGAGACTCTGCAACTCTCTCGTGCCGAGATACAGCAGTTGATCGAACAGGAAGCGCGAAAGCTCGCGCCGTCGATCACGCAGCAGGCCGAGATCGAGCGACAACGCAGTGCCGTCGTGGAAGGGCTTGCGAAGGATTGGGGAAGAGAGAAATTCGATACCCTTTCGGCCAGCCTTGAAGACGCATTCGACGGTTTGACTGCTAACGGCAGGCCAAAGCCGGCTGTCGATGCCATCTTCGAATCGGACTCGCCGCGAGCGCTGATCGAGTATCTGGCGGACCCCGATCACGCGGACGAAGCCGAAGCCATCTCGCGCATGAGCGCAACTGCCGCAGCCCGAGCGATCACCAAGCTTGAGGCGAAATTGGCAGCCGAAAAGGCCAAGGACAAGCCGCAACCGAGCAAGGCGGGCGCGCCCATCGAACCCCTGAAGGGGCAGGGCGATGCCAACCGAAAGTCACTGTTTGACCTGAGCGATGCCGAGTTCATGAAGCGCCGGCGCGAACAGGTCGCACGCAGACGGTAAGCGGGCGCTGCCCGCTTCCGCGAGGGAAACGGGCAATGTCCAACATCTTCAAGGTCACAGACGCAATTGCGAAGGAAAGCCTTCGCATTGCTCACGAGAAGCTCTCATTCATCGGCACGATTGATCGCCAGTACGACGAGAGCTTTACGTACAACCCCGCGGCGGGCCCAAAAGGGCAAACGCTGCGGGTCAAATCCCCGAACCAGTACAAGCGCCGCCAGGGTTCGCGCGTCATGGACGTGCAGGACCAAAACGAGCAAACGCAGACCATCACGGTCGCCACGCAAGACGGCGTGGACATGCGCTTTAACTCGCAAGAGCTCATCCAGTCGGTGGACAGCGATGGCGCTTTCGACAACCTGTCGAAAAATTACATTGAGCCGGCTGTGTCGGTGCTGTTCTCAGGCATCGAAGCCGATGTCATCGCCTACGCGACCAAGGCGACCTACAACGTCGCGGGCACTGCCGGAACGGCTTTGACCGATCTCGCCGCAGTTGGCGCCGCTCGGGCGAAGTTGAATCAGCAGCTGGCCCCGAAGGATGGCAAGCGGTCTATCCAGGGCGATTCGGTCACGATGGGCACCCTGGTAAATGGCCTCAAAGGTCTGTTCCAGGACTCGCAGCAGATCAAAGAGCAATACCGCGAGGGCATGCTCGGTCGCACTGCAATGGCCGATTGGTACGAAAACGATCGCATGTGGACCCTGACCAATTCGGGGGACGTTGCGGGCGAGATCAACGGCGGCACGCTTACCAGCGGCATTACCTCGCTGACGGTGGACGGCTTCACTGCCGCGCCAGCAGTGGGCGCTGTGTTCACGGTCGAAGGCGTCTATGACTGCCACCCCGAGACGAAGACGGCCTATGCGCATTTGAAGCAATTCGTCGTGACCAGTGCAACCACGACGAGCATCAGCTTCAGCCCCGCGATGATCTACGACACGACCAACCCGCGGCAGAACTGCGTGGCGACGGCTGCCGGCCCGATCGACAACAGCGATATCACTTTCGTGGGCAACGCCAGCACCTCATACGTGCAGCAGCTGATGTACCACAAAGAGGCTTACCAATTCATCACCGCGGATCTGCCGCTGATGGATGACGCTCAAAAGTGCGTGCGCAAGACGATGGACGGCCTGTCGGTGCGAGTGTGGATGGGCTCGGACATCCGCAACGATGAGTTGCTCGTGCGCCTCGACATCCTCTACGGGATGGCCGCGCTGCGGCCCGAGTGGGGCTGCCGAATCATCGGCGCTGCCAACAGCTAATCCGCGCGCTGAAGAAGGAGAAACAGTCATGACAATCTCTTCGGCGCTTGAGCGCCTGAACTACGGCGGCGCGGATGGCAGCATCGCAACCGGTCTGCATCGCCAGATCATCCAGAACGTCGGCGCGACACGCCCTCTGCTCGCGGAGGAATCCGGCGCGCTGTGCCTGTTCGACCGCGCAGCCGGCAATGTCTTCACCCTGCCCGCCCCCGTGGAGGGGATGCAATTCGAGTTCAGCACGACGGTGCTTGTGACCTCGAACGCCGCGAAGGTCATCACCAATTCGGCGTCCGTATTCCTGATCGGCTCGCTGATGGGCGGCTCGCTCACGGTGGCCGACTCGGGCGACGTGTTCCAGGCCGACGGCTCGACGCACGTCGCGGTGAGCATGAACGGCAGCACCACGGGCGGCCTGGTGGGCGGGTCGATGAAGTTCACCGCGATTAGCTCCACGCAATGGCTGGTCGAGGGTGACTTTGTTGCCTCCGGCACTGTCGCAACGCCGTTCGCCACGAGCTAAGGCGCCATGGCCGCGTACATGAAGCACGCGACCCTGGGCAATCGCCACGTCGAAGAAGCCGACGTGGCGAAGCTCGAAGGGGAGGGGTGGGT